GTCGATGGGTCGGTCGGTAAGCAGGTGCAGAGGTCTCGGGGGAGGTCGCAGAAGGGGCAGATGTTGCCGGCGTTGGCCACGGCACTGAGGACGACTTGCTTGACTTTGTCGGAGCGTTTGCAGGCGTCGGGGGAGGCGCAGTTGGAAGCGCAGACGATGCCATGGACGAAGGGGCACTCGGGGTCCCGGTGGGGCTGGGTGGCGGTGGCGGCGGCATCTGTCCAGTTGTTGAGGATAGCCTTGACGTAGGGCCAGTCGGGTTTGCGGTGGAGTTGGGCCTTGGCGGTGGTCATGGCGTCGACGATGGTGGTGGGCTCCAGGAGGGTGAGGGCCTGGCGGATAGCGGTGGCGATCTGGGGGGTGAGGTCGCCCTTGAGGTGCTGATGGAAAGCGTCGACGACGTGGTCGAACTCGGCCTCGGTGTCCTTGTCGGAGAGAGAAGGACGAAGAGACATAAGCGACGAGGTGGGGGGGTGGCCGGGGGTGGCGTCGCCCTTCCCTTCTGCTTCGCCTTCTATTTCTCTTCCCTTCTTCTTCTCTTCTATTTCTCTTCTCTTCTCTTCAGGGGTAACATGTTCATAACATGTTAATGCAATGTTATTAACTTGTTCGCTACATGTTTCTAACATGTTTCTAACATGTTCATAACATTCGTGCCTGTCAACCCCCAGAAACCGATGGTCTTTCCGAACATCCTGCAACCAACTGAGAAAAGACTCGACGTCAGGTGGAGGTAACGTTGACCTCCGTTGCATGTGACCGACCATTTTTTGTCGATCCGGCCGCGCGGATTGCAAAAAACTGTCACCGTCCGCGGCGGAATAGAGGAAAAAAAGTCCGACATCGTGAAACTTTTGCGCCATCGCTGCGACTTTCCGCGGGGTCATGTGAGGATTTCTTGGAAACAGCAGCGCCCGCAGCGACGCCGGGTCCCCCTCGAGGCGACCGAGGTTGTCCATCTTGAGCAGCGCCCGGAAGTGGCCGATGATGTACCAGGGCTCTTCCAGGTCGTTGACGCGCTTGTCGCCGATGATGTCCACATGGATCGAGCGCAGGCTAGCTATGTACTGACTCGGCATCATGTCCCCCCTTTTGTCCCGTCGTTTGTCTCGTCTTCCTCTATCTCCCTGGCTTCCGATTCGCCGCAGTGTTGGCTCGCCACGAACGGCGCCTCGGGGTCTTTCATGCAGACACCGACTGCGATAGGTACACCCAGAGTTAGTGTGACGCCTTGGCCGAGATCGAATCTGCCGAGGTATCCCCATTCGAGCCACCTGCAGAGGCAGCAGGCGTGCTTACGCTCCTTATCACTGATCGGCACGGCTCACCCCCTGGGTGGTGGATTTCCCCAAGACTTGTTCGCGCGCTGCGATGCGCTGGCAGACTTTACAGGTCGCGACTTCGTGTGACTCGTTCCACGCAAAAGTCCATCTACCGCAAAGGCTGTAGAGCGAGCCCCGAGTACGGATTAGGTGAATCAGAGGGCGACGACTGCTAGTCTGTAACGGGACCATAGATTTGTATTCGTTCTCGTTCATGCCTCACCCTCCGCCTCGGCCTCAGCTCGCGCCTCTTGCTCGTTCCACTCGCGTTCCCTGGCCTGCATACGTTCCTCCAGGTCAGTCGGTATGCCGTCGTCGACTGGTGGGGCTATGCGACGCCAGCGGCACATGCGGCACAGGTAGTGACCATCAGTCTCGCAGTCGGCAAAGTCCCCTGGCTGCGTGGGGGTAACGTCGAAACGGTCACAGGGAGCTTCGGGGTCCCTGAAGGCGAAGGCGACACGTCCCCTTCCACCCTGCGCCGCGTCGACGTGCGGTGCGCGAGCCCACGCCTTATTCTCCTCACTGAGCAGGGCCGGCGGGCGACCCAACTCCTCCACTTGTCTCGGGGCGGTCGCCTGGCGCCGGGCATGGCGTTGGTCCTTGAAGTATTCGGTGTAGAGCTTGAGGACAAGCCCCGCAAGCCCCAGGGTGAGGAGCGCGAAGAGCGCCGTCGCCCCGAGGCATACCAGTGAAAGGATCTCGTTGCTGCCCATGTTGTCACCCCCTCAGACGAAAATCTTTCCGTGAACAGCCATCTTAGTGAGGGCTGGCCTGGTGTAGAGCTTTTGGAGCCGGCGCCATCGTGGCCCATAGTCGATCCGTTTCTCATCTTCGAGCGGCTGGTAGAGCATAGCGAACGGCATACAGCCGACGGCGTAGACTTCCACTAGGCGGTCGATGGCCTGGTCGACAGTCTCACCGTCTCGGCCTACCATGACATAGCACCGGAGATGCTCACGGTCGAGGAACGATAGGCGCCGGGCCGCCTGGCGCAGCGGCGCGATCGCCGCAGGATAGTCGCAGGACAGGAAGAGATACCTTACTGCCAAACCCCGCAGTTCCTCGGCCACCCAATCGTCGACCAGTCGTGCGTCGAGGCCTCCCTTGATATCGACCCCACGGCCCTGCCGGCGCAACATACGAAATACCTTGTCGACGTGGGATCGCGGCGCCTGTAGTAGATTGTTGTCCTGGAGTATGTGCCCAGGGCTCGGCTCGGATATCAGCCTCAGCGGTCCCTCGAGCTCAGGCACGATGCACCAGGGACAGTGATTGTTGCACCCTCGCGTGGTGAACGTCACCCCTTGCCTGACGTAGAGTCCGGCGGTGAAGCCGACCACGGGGGATTGAAACGCCGGCCCCCCGACCTGGACGTTGGGGTAGGGGACAGCCCAAGCCTGCGCCAGCCGCTCGGCAGCCTTTCGGTCCCACGAGAACGTCGCCGAAACGTGTACCTCGTCGACCTCAGAGGGCGCCGGCCGGAAGAACCCCGGCTCACCGACGGCGACCATCTCGTCGGTCGGGGTGTAGCTGGTGCGCCTTGGAAAGACTCTGAGAACTCTCATCTGTATTCTCGCTATACCTGCCCGGTCAACAGCCAGACTATCACCACCAGGTCGACGTTCCTGCTGGTGAGCTCGTGCGAGTGCGCGATGATAAAGCATCGCAGGTCGTCGCCCCCTATGTGCCACGCAGCCATCCCGTTCTTCTGCGGCTTTGTGCCGTAATGATAGCTTGCCCGGAGCTCGCCGCTGTCGATGCGGCGCTGTACCCACTTGTGGTCCATTCCGACGATCTGGCAAACCTCGTTCTTCGTGAACCATCCGTCCCGCGTCCGTCGCTTCAGCCCCAATCGCCCGGCGCGCACTACCACCGAGTTCAGGGAGCGGTGCATCAGCTTGGCTATTTTGCGTGGCCCGTATCTTCCTATCAGGTCGCCGAGCCGCTCTTCCTCTGCTGCCGTCCAGGGCCGCCGGTCCGACCCCTTGGCCAGGCCCATGCACGCAATCTGGCCAGCGACGGCGAACTCAGTCACGCCCAGCTTCTCGGCGATAGCGCGTCGTGAGGCGTGAGTATGTCGGTACTCCAGGCGGATGATATCCCGCTCTTCGTCGGTCCACTTGTGCTTGACGGCCATGCCGCCTCGTCTGCCGTACTCGGCAAGTGCTACTACCATGTTCGCCTCACTCGTCCCCCTTATGCTCACGCCGCAGGACGATGTAGACCCACGCCACGAGCCACGTCGACCCCACGAGCCACACGGCCAAAATAAACCAGGAAAGCGCTGTCATGTGCATAGCTCAGCTCCCCTCTCCAGCGGCATCACCATCTGGCCCTTGCTCTCCAATTCCTGCGCCCACGCCATTCTCGGCTCCTTCGGATTCTCTGCTCGTAAGATTGCATGTCGCCGCAAGTGACACTCCAGGCATAACGCTATGAGGTTCTCTGGGCGGTTCAAGACATTCCATGCCCTAGTCAACCAGTGAGAGTCAGGTAGGGGTATGATGTGGTGGACTTCTAAGGAGAGCCTCTTGCCACAATCACCACAGAGTTCGTTCTGCCTCCGCCGACACGCTTGCGAAGCCCACGCCCAGGCGAAAGTCTCCCAATACAACGTCCGATGCTCTTCGCAACAGTAGCGACGGCGTGCATCCACCTCAATGCCACACCAAAAGCATCGCCCCGGCTCCTCCAGGCCAGTCAGAAGGGAATACAGGCCATATCGGTCTTTGGGCCGAGCATCAACCATCCGGGGCCTCCCGCGTCACCGCCTCGTCCTGGTAGTAGGGTTTCACCATCCAGTACCCCTCCATCCTTCGATTTTCCACGCCTGAGAAATCGCTATTCTGGCGCGATAGCGCCTCGACAGGTATCCGAAGTCATGCCACGTCGATTCTCGCCCTACAGCGACGCGATATGGCAAGGGACACTTGCCTGCGCGCCGGCCTGCTTCGCCTCTGCCTCAGCCTTCGCCTTGTTCCGCGGCTGGCTCGTCTGCACGTAGACCAGGTGAGGGCAGCGGAGCTCCGTCGCCGTGACTGTGGTCTTGTGGTTCTGTGGGCAGTCTTTGCAGTTCTGCTCCCAGAAGTCCTGCCCGATGTACTCCACGTCGTTCTCGATGCACTTGATTGTCAGCATTTCTCAGACCCCTCCTTCTTTTTCCCACTTCGCCAATACTCGCTCCATGTCCTCATCGGTCGCCAGACGCAGCCTGAGCAACGTGCGCGGTGGGTAGCCGTAGATTTTCCCTTGCTCTCCGAGCACGATCGCCGAGTCGTCGGGGTACGCCAGCCCATTGAGGGCATCCTGCACAAGTTGCACGATGTTGCTCAGGTCGGGCTTCACGGCCGGCCAGAGGCGTTTTTTCGGGGCCGAAGGCGGCCGCTCCATCACCGCCAGGACGTCCAGGATCAAAGCCTCGTGCTTCTTAAATTGCATCTGCTCGTATCGTCTCACATACGCTGCCCGAATCTCTTGGCTTTGGGACCGTGTAGGCTTTGGTGTATAGCCCATGGGGTGAGAATGTCCCTCTGGCATGACGATTCTCGGCCGGGCCTTCGGCACTGGCGGCCCCCAGACGACCAGGTCAACGGTGCGCTTGTGGGGCTCCGCCACGGGGTCCGCGTGGTCCATGGCTTCCGGCTTTGTGGATACCTTGTCCTGTGTCATTGTGTCATTCCCTCCAGTCCCTCAGTCGGCGCCCATTTGCCCGACACCGTGCTTCACTTCCAGCCTCCGAATCCCAACGTGCCAGTCGTCCAGGAACAGCTCCTCATGGTCCGGCGCCGAGACAGTGCCTCGCACCAGCGGTCGACCGTTGCAGCGGTATCG